TACTACGGGACGGAATGAAACGAATGAATAAAATTTTTAATCTAACTTCCACTTTTAAATCTTCGCCCGAAGAGGATGGCAGCGTTAAAATACGCGGTATGGCCAGTACTTCAGATTTTGATAGAGCTGGTGATAGTATTAGAGCCGACGCTTGGGGTAAATGCGGTTTAAATAATTTTAAAAAGAATCCTATTATTCTTTTTAATCACGACTACGACCGTCCTATCGGTCGTGCTACGGGTCTCGATGTAACAGATAATGGTCTGGCACTAGAGGCAAAAATTAGTAAGTCAGCGCCCGCGGGGGTCTGCGACTTAGTTAAAGATGGCGTTCTTGGAGCATTTTCTGTTGGTTTCCGAGTCAAGGATGCCGATTATATCGAGGAAACCGACGGACTTATGATAAAGGACGCTGAATTGTTTGAGGTATCGGTAGTTTCCGTACCTTGCAATCAGGCAGCTACTTTTTCTTTAGCGAAGTCGTTTGACTCTATGGAAGAGTACAATGATTTCAAGAAAACTTTCACAAATCGTGTAGATCTAGCCGGTCAGTCTCTGGCTAATGAAGATGAGAGATCATCCAGCGTAGCTAGTAATACACCGGTAAGGGCGGGTAAAACCGTGCAAAAGGAGATCGTAATGTCGGAAGATAAAACTCCCGAAATCGACTTGGAAGCATTTGCAAAGCAGGTAGCGGAACAAACTGCTACTAATATTGCAATGAAGCAAGCCGAGCAAAAAGCTGTGGAGAAAGCTGAAGCCGAAAAGGTAGAAGCTGCCGAAGCAGAGAAGGTCAAGCAAGAAGCGGAGGTTAAAACTGCTATTCAGGTAGGAGTTGAGACTGGTGCTGAAAGGCTTGTAAAAGATGTAGAAGCTAAGCTCGCAGAGAAGGATGTTGAAATTGAGGAAGTTCTCAAGCAGCATAAATCTGATCTTGAAGAGAAGAAGGAAGAAATTTCCCGTCTTCAGGAATCAAAGCGAGTTTTCGCAAATCGTGGTGACGGTGATATTTCTAAGTGGGGCAAAGAGTTTCTCTATGCTTCAGTTCTAGGTAAAATCACTGGTAAAGGTTGGAATACCAACTATGCCCAAGATATCATGACCAAAGCAGGCGTTACTTATGATGCCTCAACTGGTATCGGCCTTGATGCAAGCGTATCTTCTACTTTCGAAGAAGAAGTACGACTTGAGCAAAAAGTCGCTAATCTTTTTAAAGATATGGCGGTTAATTCAGGTGCCACTGTCATGCCAGTCATTCCAGATACTGAAAACGCTAACTGGAACGCTACTGGTCTAGAAACCACTGCTAATCTCTTGGAAGAGAAAGGTGCGACCGATAATAATTATCACATTAATCGTGTCACACTGAACGCATATCGTTTGATTTCTGGTACGTTTATCGCAAACGATACTGACGAGCAAATCGTTGTTAATGTTCTTCCTTGGATTCTATCAGCTCTTGCACGAGCACACGCTCGAGCAATTGATAGCTCAATCATGAATGGTACAGCTAATCAAGCTGGTCTTATTGGTGGAGCAGGTACTGATGGTGCGGGTTCTTTCTTTGCGAAAGATTCTGCCAATGTTACTGATATCGCAAATAATGGTTCAGGTGCTGTAACAGGCGCAAACTTACTGTCCATTCGCTCTGAAATGGGTAAATACGGAGTTAATCCTGGAGACGTAGCATACATTGTTAACGTTGAAGAGTATTTTAACCTAATCGCAGATGCGGCGTTCTCGGACGTGTCAGAAGTTGGTAGTGACCTCGCTATGAAGGTAGTTGGTCAAGTTGGATCTATCTATGGCTCTCCAGTCATAGCTAGTGATCAGTTTGCACGTGCAACTACTAAAACAGCGGCTGTCGCAGTCAATGTTCATAACTACTTAATGCCTAAGTTACGCGGTGTTAATATTGAAACTGACTACGAAGTAGCAGGTCAGCGTACAGCGCTAGTTGCTGCTCAATCCAGAGGATTTGAGGAGTTAGTTGCTGGTGATGGTGCTTTTGACGAGCCGTGCGTTAGAATTGAATACGCCTAATTAGGTGTCTTTAATAGTAACTTGTGG